TCAGTTGGCCACGGGGAGGGTAATGCTAGTTTGCTCAATTAATGCCATAAAACTGAAATACAGATCATCAAATAGCTTGTCTCGTTTTAGTGCGTCCACCTCATTATAGAGAGATTGGCTTATCGGAACGCTACGGTTCTTTTTGCCTTTGGTTCTGATGTAGGTGATTTTGAATGGTGAAAACTGAGAGCGGGTAAGATTTTCAGCCTCACGCCAGCGAGCTCCAGTAACGAGACAGATACGAATCAGCAGCGATAAATCTTCTTTAGTCGAGTATTTGGCTTTTTCTAACAGCTCTGTAATCTGCTCATGTGTCAGCCATGCCATCTCTTTTTCAGCGATTACAAACTTGCGCACGTTTTCAAGTGGGTTAGGGAGTTTCCACTCACCTAAGCGAATCAGTTCATTGAATGCGCCGCTCAGATAGTTTTGTTCCAGATTCACCGTGACAGGGGCTGCGCCTTTGCTCCACTTTTCTGAGAAAAAGATTTCACCTTTGAGTCGTTGATTCCGATAGTGGGCAAAGTTTTTGGCTGTGAACTTGCTAGCGATTGGATCGCCAAGAGCTTCTACCACTAAATCCATCTTCTTGCGTGTGCGTTCACCGGCTGTTAGCGACTGGCCGTGGAGGTTGTACCACAACTCAACAATATCACTTAATCGACGGCGATCCTCAACTTCACCCAGCCAAGGCTTATCATTCACCTCAGACATAATGAAACGCTCATAGGCTAAGGCTTCCCCCTTAGTCGCGAACAGTTTGCGAATGCGGCGGTTGTCACGTCCGCTGGGGAAACACTGGCATAGCCATTTACCTGATGATTGTTTACTTACTGTCACAAAAAAGCCCTCATGTCTGAGGGCTAAGTTTACCTGTATATAAATACAGTGATCAATGTTTTTAAAACCAATATTTAAACATTTCAATTTGTAGGGTTTTTTATACTACTAAATTTAAAATGCTGACTTATTTTGTGCTCTAGTAGGTTAAATTCAGTAGCGCCATAACTTTTAATTAATGTTGTATAGATATCTTCAATATCTTTATCTGTTATCTCGTTCTTAATTTCAGTATTGAATTTTAAAGTTGAAAGTAAAGACCAAGATATAGGGTTGGTTGATGTCATACTTTGACATAAATGAGAGCAGAAATTGAATGATGTCATCTCTTTATAGTTCGACTTTGGTGGGATTACGATGTTCACACCAAATCGATCACTATCAATCTTATCACTTTTTGTTGAATAGTATGCTATACCAGAAATATTCATTTCTCTATCAGAACTTATTTTCTGCATCAACAAGTTTGGAATTATATATTCTGGATTGAACGAGGCAGTTCTTTCTTTTTTAACATAGCTACATGCGATAACCAAAGGCCATAAAGTTAAGTAAGCAGACTGTATATCGGCATCATTTTCATTAACATCATCAAAGATTTTAAATAAATTTGTTTCTTGATCTCTTAAGGAGTCTAGTGTGTATGCAAGGTCAAGAATACCTAATCCCTTGGCTTCATGTGATGTCCTAAATGCTGAGATATAAAGTTTATCTAAATCAGGAGTACCTAACTCTTGCCAGCATATATAAAGTGATGTTCCTAAATAAAGACACGGCAATCCTTCAACTGAATACCGTTGGGTTTTAACTAAGGATCTCTTGGCAAATGGAATGTGAAACATATCCTCTCGGTTGGTTATTGGTGTATCACTGACTCTGACACGGAATAGTGCCTGTTTCATATTAGACCAATGACTTAGATCTTTTGTTAGGTACTGGAGGCAATTTCTAATAATAGAATTATCGAGAATTTCGCTAAAAGTGTTATATGCCTGTCTTATGTTACCAGATAAAAAATTAACTGTGGATTCTTTAATAGCTTTACTCAAGGATTTTATAAATGGAAGATTATTATTTATTTTATAATAGAGTTCACTATCTGATATATTATTTTGCTCTTTAAGAAATTTTTCTATCATTGCAATATACGATTCAAAAACTTTAGCCATATCCTCTACAAGATCATCTTGATATACTTTAAAGTTTCTCTGAATGCCACTCTTGGCGAATCGTATTAATAATTTCTGAAATTCACTATGTTCAAAAGACATATTTTTTTAATCTCTTAGTAATCGATGATTTCACCGAGTAATATAAATTGGTTAAAATCTAGTTCATTAAGGATTATTACACCAGTATCCCTTGCACTTCTAACCTTTGTTGGTCCTGCATTATCCCCACAGCACAAAACCTGTAATTTCTGTGTGACGGATTTTCTCACTAACATTCCATTATCGGTAGCTAGCTGCTCAAGTTCTGCTCGTCGGTCTTTTTTAAAGCCAGTAAAACAAACATCAAAGGTTTCTTTTTTTTGCTTACTAGGGAAGTAACGGGTTACATCAATATCACGGATATAAATTTCGTCATCTTCGGGTAGAGAATCTAGATCTTGAATGACTCTATCTTTACGGTATGTTTTCAGTTTACCGTGTTCGCTATCCAGTAGGCTTATGCCTTGAAAATAAGTATCATTTTCCGTGACATCATGAATGTGTTGAACGCGTATTTGTTTATTAGAGTTAATGTATAAAAAAATTCTGCCTGCCACGGACTGCTCCTTTTATTTAATACAATTTATAAGTACTTTTGCGATGATATTGATATCTGTTAGAGAACACTCGAAGGGGATTTTCCCACCTTCAACACGGATACGATTAACCGGAAGGCGAGCTAATTCACGAACACTAATCTCCCCATCGATATCTACAACCCACTTCCCATCGCGAACATCTTCAAACTGGCGCTCACAGATATGCTCTGCATCCTGCTCAACAATAACGATAGGGTTCTGCAGTTGTTCAGGAAGAAAAGACTTATCGAAAAGATAAAAGCCATCTTCCTGTAGCTTCCCATTTATGAGTTTTGATTTTGGAAGTGTAGAAACATCAATATCACCCACGTCTTGCTGTGGGCCTGCACCAAATGCGATCCAGCGTAAAGACATTCCTGTTTCTAGCGCGCACTGAATTACCCAATCTGAAGGGAAAGAGTCACGCATATAGCGCGTTGCTAATGTGCTTTTAGACACACCAAGCTGATCGCAAAGCTGTTGCCGAGTCTTGAAACCATACGCCTGAACCATTCGTTCAATTGCGCCACGCCCGCCATTCGTTAAATCCATAAATCACACCGTGTGAACTTTTGTGTTGACGATTGGTCTGTGTGATCGTAAAGTTCTCATGGTCACATGAAGTGAACTATCACTATTCACCAGAAGTAATCACCTCTAAACGGGGAATGTTGCACCATGAAAACTAACATTTCAATCACCTTGCTTACCCCGCATGTCTCAATTGAGAGATATAGCGAATTAACAGGGGTTCCGGTCGATACCATCAATGACATGCTTGATGATGGTCGGTTGCCTCGTCACCGCCTCCGCAAAGATAAAAAGCGAGAGAAAGTCATGATCAACATGGCGGCTCTCACCGTGGATGCTTTAGCTAATTGCGAACTCTCCATTGGTTAGTTCGATATTGCGATATGTTCGGAGAAGCAACCATGTTTGATTTTAAAGATTCCAAACACGCACAGTTCGATGAGGCTTGTCGTTCTTTCGCCTTACGCCATAAAGGTGAGCTGTCAGCGATTGCTGACCGTGTTGGTATGAACCCGCAAATGCTGCGCAATAAGCTAAACCCAGAGCAGCCGCACCAACTGACATGCGTTGATGTTATGCGTCTGACTGATGAAACCGAAGACCCGACGATTCTGGATGGTTGGCTGGAGCAGATGCAGTGTCACCCCTCTGTGCCATTAAACGAGATTGCAGGGGAGAACATTCCTGTTTATGTCCTGAATGCCACCGCTGAGGTTGGCAAGCTGGCCGCTGATACCGTGGCCGGTGGTCACATGAACATGACCCGCTTGGCTGATTTTAAGCGCACCGTAAATTCGGCTGTCCGTTGCTTAACGCTGGCCGGAATTACTATGCAGGCACGTGTCCAGTCTAATCCCACCTTATCGTCTGCTGTGAATGCTTTAACCGGCATTGGCGCTACGTTTGGTATGAACTGAGGGGATTATGACTATTTCCGTTGCGCCTTTGCTCAAACGTCAAAGCCCAGCTCGTCAGTGTCATGCAAGTCATGGCTGGGTTGAATTGAAAAATGGCACTCGTTGGCATCCATCGAGAAACCAGAGCCAGCTTATTGCTGGAATGACTAGCAGTAAAAAGGGGGTTGCATGGCTAACACAGAAGCTGCGCTCACTGTACCGATAAACGTTGGTGACCGTTTTAATGGACTTACCCAGATAGCCATCCTTCGCGGTCAGTTTTTTGGTGATGATTGCGGTAAAGATCTGGCACGTTTTATTTCTGATATGCATGACATCAGCGACAAACACTATGCAGAAAATAAACGAGTGCTTGGCGCCATATTTTATCTAGCTAATATTCCGGCTGCTCGTCATGAAGTTGAATTTAGTGAGCTGACGATTGCCGAGAAGAAAGCGTTAATTAGCGCAATGAATCATTTAAAGGCAGTCGTGAGCTTATTTCCTAAACAGCTCTCAATGCCTAATTAATCCGTAACGAAATAAAACTGACGTAAACCCGTCGGGCATCCCTTTGCCTAAAAACAGGAATTCAATAATGAAAAATATCGAAGTAAGAGAAATGAAAGCGGAACTTAATCTGGAAGTTTTACTGACGAACGCCCGCATGGATGAGCGTCGCAATCGTGGTGAGGTCATGGCTGCTCGTTTGCAGAACTTAGCTAATCACATTCAGGGTAAGGAGCTAAACCACGTTGAGGTGGCTGAGCTGCTGCGCAAAGAAAGTGAATTGATCCAACATCAGGCGCAGGAGTTGCACTAATGGCTGACCAAATGGATATGGCGCAAGAGCGCCAGCAAGAAATCCTAGAACGCCAGATTAAAAACGCTACCGCTCGGACGGTTAGCGTTTCGGCGTTTATCTGTGAGGGTTGTGGCGAACCTATCCCCGAGCAGCGCCGTTTGGCTGTGGCCGGTGTTACCTGCTGTGTGACTTGTCAGGAAGTTAACGAGCTTAAGAATAAGCACTACAAAGGGGCAGCACTATGAGCAAACAATTACCCCAGCCATTCCAGTATTTGGGCTATGCATATGATGCGAATGGCGAAATTATCAATGTGATGGATGTTAATTCAACGGATATGAAGAACCGGATTATTAAGGCGTGGGCTGCTGACGGGCTTCGTATTGAGGTCATTGAGCTGTTCACTCGTCAGCAGGTGGTTTCATTGCTTGGCGGTGAATGATGGTGGATGCAGTTGAATGGCCATACCCATGGAACGCACCACGTCCGGCCATCGAGTCACCGTATTACGAGTTTTACCAGCGGCTTAGAAATAAGCCGCTGAGCCAAAGCGAAGCCTACGAACTTGCTATTGAAGAAGCTAACCGCCGTGATCGACTGATCGCGGCGTTGTCACATGCGCATAAAAAACTTGAGAAGCAGGCCAGCTGTGTGCGTAGGGATATTTCCCGCCGTGTTGATAATCTCGAACGTCTGCACGGGATTCAGCGAGCCAATGCGTACTTAATCAATTCATTTGTTAAGCGCACATTGCCACGCCTTGAATTAGTTACTAAGCGCTACCGCCTGCCAAAAATGACAGAGGGAAATGCCTCCCTGTTTGGCCGTTTTAATAAACTCCCTGATATGTCCCGCGCAGATGTTGAATTGCTGGCGGAAGACACGGCTACTTATATGCGGCTTGAGCTGGGATTTATTAGTGACCAAATGCCAGAAGCCAGTGATCTGCGTCTGGGGTGGGCGATGTATCAGCGCGCCGGTGTTATTACGCAGCAGTTGGGCCAAACACCGCCGTTATGGGATCGCATTAACAACAAGGTATTTATTGAGGCGGAGGCCAGTTCCGCGATTTTCCGAATGACGTCACCCACATGGTGGCGTAATCACTTACGTCGGAAGTCGAACGAATGGCGTGAACACCTGCAGATCGCGCTGCGTAACGTCAGTAAAAAAGGTAACCCATACGCCAGCCGCACCACAATAGGCGAATGGCGGGAACAGAAACGCCGTACCCGTGAATTCTTGAAAGGCATGGAGCTGGAAGACATCGAAGGCAACCGCATCAGCTTGATCGACAAATATGATGGCAGTGTGGCAAATCCGGCGATACGTCGCTGCGAGTTAATGACTCGTATCCGTGGCTTTGAAAATATCTGTAATCAACTCGGCTATATCGGGGAGTTTTATACCCTGACCGCACCGTCTAAATATCACGCCACCACGAAAGCCGGTTACAGCAATAGCAAATGGAATGGTTCAAGTCCCGCAGACACGCAGCGCTATTTGCGCAGCGTTTGGGAGCGTGTACGGGCCAAGTTGCATCGTGAGGACTTGCGGATTTTCGGCATTCGCGTTGCCGAACCCCATCATGATGGGACCCCGCACTGGCACATGCTGATGTTTATGGAGCCAGAGAACGTGGATCGCGTGCGTGAGATTTTGCGTGATTATGCTTTCAAAGAAGACAGCAAAGAACTGAACAGCGATAAGGCCAGAAAAGCGCGTTTTCATGCGGAGGCCATCGACCCTGACAAGGGCAGCGCCACCGGTTATGTGGCGAAATACATCAGTAAAAATATTGATGGTTATGCGCTAGATGATGAGCTGGACGATGATACCAAACAACCGTTAAAAGAAATGGCTCCCGCCGTATCGGCGTGGGCTGCGCGTTGGCGTATCCGCCAGTTTCAATTTATCGGTGGTGCGCCGGTATCGGTTTATCGTGAACTGCGCCGCATGGCTGATCCTGAAACAGCGCTAGGTCTAAGCGTTGAGTTTGCGGCTGTGCATGATGCGGCTGATGTGGGCGACTGGGCGGGATATATCAACGCGCAGGGTGGTCCATTTGTTCGCCGTGACGATCTGGTGGTGCGTACTTATTACGAACAGGCTGAGGACTTGAACGAGTACGGCGAAGAAACGACACGTATTAAAGGTGTTTTCTCTCCTTCTGTTGGTATGGACATCCCAATTATTACCCGCACTGTGCAGTGGAAGATTGTGCCGAAGCGTGCCCTTGATTTGGCCGTTGACCTTTTGGGCGCTCCTGCGCCCTCTCGGAGTTCTGTCAATAACTGTACGGGGGGATCTGGATCGCTAGACCCGACACCGGACATAACAGAACCGATAACGCTGGATTTTGACAACATTACCCCGAAAGAACGACGGCATATGTTGCGCAGAATTAGGGCCGAAGGTCGAATTAAACTGAAAAATCAGCGAGAAGGCTTTACGGGTAGCCCTGATTTGGAAGAGGCGCACCGTAAATCTGCCACAACTATTCAACGTCGTGTGGAAAAAAGAGCGGCTGTATTGGCCGCTGCAGGTGATGCGATGGGAAGAATTACAGAGGATATGGCGATTTATGGCATAGAACTGACACAAACAGAAGCATGGCGCATGGCATCAGGCCACACCGTTCAGGTGGGGGATGTAATCTATCGAGGAGATAGTACGGGGGCAATTTTTCAGCGCAAGGCGAAAGACAAAAGTGCGGCATTAAAGCTGGCACAAACTGTTGAACAGCATCGCCCAGTAATGCGCATGGCCCAGCAGGCAAGATTATTAGCGAATTATCACGATGATGAGCTGGATGCTAATCCAGAAAATGTTAGCAAAGCAGAACGCACTGGCTCCAAGTATATGGAGCAGATGAAACAGATGATAAAAGCCATCAGGTCAGTATGTAATTGATACCCACACTATTCAGTTACTGGATGGTTGCAAGAGAGTAAAAATATAGAGCGGATTTCCCTTAACCCTTAATCGGTATCATGTTTTTGGGAAAAACTGCTTTTCGTTTAACATTCATTATTATACTGTATAAATACACAGTAAATAAGAAAGGAGGGAGCGTGTCGGATCTTCTTATGGAGTCATTGGCCTTGCAGCGCATCGACCTGATAGCCCGAATGGTGACGGCTAATCAGTGCAATGGGGATGACAAAGAACTGGCGATGGTCTGGATTGCAGAAATGACCACGCAACTGATTGTGAAGCTGGATGAATACGACGAACAAGAACGCCGAAGAGCGCCAGTGTCGTACAAGTAAATTCAAATATGCTATGCAATAAATCGAGGGGGGAGCATGAGAGTAGAGGTCCTTTTTGATAAACAGGCTAAGGTGTCGCAGCCTGTTATGGCCGCACTGGCTAATGAACTACAAAAGAAAATTAGTCCGCAATTCCCAAATGCGCGTTTTCGTGTTGCCAGCAGTAGCAGCACATTGCTGCAGGTGACGGGCACCAAAGACGAAACAGAATATCAATCTATCCAGTCGATAATCCAAGAAATTTGGGAGGATGACATCTGGGTGCCGGTGAATTAGTGGGGAATTTATGCCAAGACATCTAGACCGTATTGAGATGATTTTTAACTCTGTTATCGAGCACCAAAGTAATGGGCGCAGAATAGTAAAAATTAAATCAATCCTGAATGCTGCGCGAAACTTGGATTATGAGGATGTGAGTCCTGCGATTGTTAATGGTTACATTCGACAATATAAATTAGGTTGGGCTATTTTCGAAGAGGACAAAAACGGGCTGCACACTTATCACCAATTTAACCGTACCGCGTGGTAACTAAGGATCGTTGCTGGGGGCAGAATTGATTCAGGCGTCAGCAACGCCGAACAACGATCATTGCGAGGTTTTGTTCATGAGGAAAAAAGAATGCAACTATAGAATTGTTTATCGCGAGCCCAGCGATAAACAATCCCTATCTATATTAGCCTTCTTTGAATTTATTGCTCAATCTCTCCGTTAGAACCTCGATAGATTCCTTCCGACCGGAGAACAAGTCATTGACTACATACTCCATAATCTCAAAAGCATCCTCTATATCATTGATTTTAATCTTATCATAGGAATGACTTCCCGTATTTCCTAAAAACTTTATGGCTATAAGAGGTTTGAAAAACTCTGTGTATAATTCTGGAAGCATTCCTAAGCGGTTGTGCAACGTGATACGCTTGTCCTTGCCATTGCGCTCTGAAACCCCCATAGCTGTTAACATTCTTTCAACCGAAATCCTAATCAGGTTTGCTGCCGCGCTAGGCTGCATTAGAAAAATGGAGAAGGATGCTTCAAGAGGCTCGGAGACTTCTTCTGGACATTTATCTGGAAGTATAAAAGGATGGAGAGATGGGAAAAAGTTCATAGGTTTATGATACTGATAGTATTCACAATTATCCGTTTCTTCATCCCAGCCTTGCTCCCATCGACTCAGCCCTGAACAAGCCACGGCTTCGCCACATAGTTTTCTTGAACAGAGCGCCATACAGCTGAAAACAGATGTATCCATTTCAGGTTCAAACCAGAATTCATGACAATTTGTTTTCGTAAAACATGTTTCTTTTAGAATAAAACTGTCTTTAATTATCTGCAGGGTTTTTTGTCCACATGCAGGACAGGGCCACTCCACCTGCATATCTTTATAAAATGCTCCTGAGATTTTATGAACAGACATTCTCTTGTACTCCAATTTTTATAATGGTTATGACTGATTTACGATAAGCCATAACAGTCTTATTATAAAGGATTAGAAGCGAAAGCATGGACATACGGATCATATTATTTCTTACAATCAATGACATCTGGTTGTAGTGCATTCCTATACTGCATGAATTCGCATGAGCTAAAAAGGATCTAGAACTACTGGAGGCTCCACTGCTGGCGAGGATTGGTAGAGATCATGCAGGTGCATGAAAAGTAGTAGATCAAGCGGGCAGGCGTGGCGGGGCTATGATTGCGCGATGTAACCTTTTTATCTACTCGTTGTATACGACTATGTACAGGAACAAAGATTATTATTAAACTCATCTGCGTGAGTAATGATTTAGTTGAAAATTAGTTAATTAGGAACATAATTATGGTTAATTTGGATAGATTTCGAATAACAAACTTTTGGGGTTCAAGAAATATAACTCTAGATTTTAATAGCAAGTTTGTCATTCTAACAGGACATAATGGGTGTGGGAAATCAACAATACTCGAATTATTACATGATTCATTTAGCCTCATTCATGATAAAAAGATCGAAATTATCCATGATTCTTGGGCTAGTGAGCTTAACTTTAGCGATGATACGATTGTAAGAAGCTATTTTGTTGGAGGGGATTTTGATCTGAGTAATGATTTAAAAAGAAAGATAGCAACCACTGCTAAAAACTCTGTCAAAATGGATGTATTCAAATCATTTGAGTCCATTAATGCAACAATACAAAAGTATTTAAAGAAAAAATACAAAGATCCTATAGTTAAGAAAGATTTCTCTTCATCACCTAAGGAAAAGTCTTTTTTAACTATGCAATACCATCCTACCAAAGAAGACATTATATTACCTAAAACGATCTTCTTTAAAGATAATAGAGTCCTTTACAATAGTGTTAGCGATGAGGTAAAAGAAGTCAAAGATTTGGAAATTTTCAATGAAGTTGACAGTATCAACAAAACTCTTTACTTATTAATGAATGCTTTCATAATTCAAGAATCTAAAAATAAAAAGTCATTATTTAGTAAAAAATCTGAGATAAAAAATGAAGTTATTAAAGAGTTGCAATTAGCCCTAATGTCAAATGGTGATTTAAAAACATTTGATGGACAGTTATTATCAAAGATTGACGGGTTGGTTGAAAAGGTAATGTTGAGAGAGAAAACAAAAAAAACATGGGGAGGGGAGCTTTTTTCAGCGATAAATGAGTTTTTGAAAAAAACAAACAGATGTACAGATAGAGATGAGAACGGATTTATTGCTTTTAAGCTCAATGATGACAAGATTATCAAGTGGTATAATTTCTCCAGAGGTGAAAAAACGCTACTGGTTTTATTGTTAAGTGTATTTTTGAATAAGAATGAAGATGTTATTTTTATTCTAGATGAGCCAGATTTATCATTACATATTGAATGGCAGGAGTTATTACTTCCTATTTTATCGAGCTTGGCTCCCGAAAGGCAGTTTATTTTGTCAACTCATTCCCCAGCCTTAATAGGTAATATTGACGAGCAATATTTGAATATTGCCGCTATTACGGAGTGAATTATGGAAGTGAATTCTCTTGGGTTCAAGTCTAAATCATCATATTACGAGAAATCGGCTCGTTTCTTGGACGGTAATCAACCAAAATGGGTAGCGGTTTGGGTTGAGTCAGATGATGATAAAAAATTATGGTTGCCTGTTTTAAAAAACACATTTAAAAAATTTAACTTTAAGTTTCATATTGCCTCTTTGCAAAAGTTTGAAGATGGTAAAATAGCTGATGGATGCTCTAGAATTTTTGCAAAAATAAACACTGGAGAAATAGTTCTGGGTAAATGCACCATCGCTTGCTTAGATAGCGACTATAGCTATATATCGGGAAATTATGCATGCAAACAAAAAGACTTATTAGGATCTTCTTTTGTTTTTCAAACCTACGCTCATTCTAAAGAGAATATATATGTTCACCCGCATGGTATTGCTCAGATTTTTGAGTATGCTTTAGGGGAGGACTTAGAACAGCTTGGCTTAAATGTGGAGTCTTTCTCCAAAAATTTATCTGTATCTATACACAAATATCTTGTCAAATTAATATCTCTTTATCAATTTAATGATATAAAGGAATTTGATAAATATCACAAGCGTTTCATTAGTGATTTCAAGTCTATTTTAAATGATATCAAGTTACCAGAAGATCTCTCATCTAACTTTGAACGTATTTTAGAGGAAAAGTTTGATGACTTTGACAAGGAGCTTACTCATTATATAGAGGGCTCTCATGGAGGAAAGATAATTGATGCCACAGTCGAAAGATTTAAAGAGATAAATGTTCTTCCTACTGATTCATTAAACTTCATACGTGGTCATGATTTGTATCCCGTAATGATGAAGATTTATAAGAGTATTGATCAGTACATTTTCAAAATTAAACGCGAACAGTACAATCAAGAGCATATACCTGAAGAGGTGAGAAAGAAAAAAAATTGCGAGATGGGTAATAAACGGGTGAGTATTGAGGATGTTATTTGCACTCGAAATGATGTGAAAAATAATCAATACTTTTCAAGGGCAGTTGAGAGACTCAGTGTTTTATTCTCATAAATTAAATGCATTGCCTGTTATACGGCAATGCATTAATAAGAACTTTTAATTTTTAACATCTTATGTTTTCAAAAAACTCTTATTTAAGAGTGTAGGTGTGAAATCTCAATACACCTTCATCAAGCCATTCATTTAATTCGCTCATTCTTTTTTGTAAAGGAAGCAGTTCATTTCTTACAAACACATTCGCAGCCTTCTCCACATCCCCAAACCCCCCAACATTACTCGGTAAAATCCCCATCATTTGTGGTGGAACGCGGTGAGCGGCAAGCATGTCGTCACGGCTGACGTTCTTGATGTTTAGGAATTCATCTTTTGCGGCCACTTCACTGAGTGGGATGATCTGAATGCCATCTTTTTTCCCACTGGGCGAATACATAAACAAATTACGGAAGTTACCAGGTCCTTTCGACTGCTTTAATGCTGCACGGATATTGTCCACATCAGACTGGTTTTGTGCAGGGTCGCTCATATACATGATGAAGCCTGCATGGCTTCCGTTCAGGTAATACTTGCGGCGGAATAGGGTGGCGGACTCATTGAGCAGCGCAGACGGAATAGCCGCCAGATATTCGGGTAGTCCATAAATTTCTTGGTTTAGATCGGGTTCGAACAGATGAAACACTGAGCCGGTTTCAAACGGATACGGCTGCGTGTTGTAGCCATATTGGGCAAACCAGTAAGTATCGAGATCGACGCCTCGACGCATGTATTTTGCCAGCGTAGGCTCTAGCGAAAGCGTGCCACCAAGTCGATTTTTCCTTTTTTCCAGGTACGCGTTGCCGAACACCAGATAATCTAGCACAAAGCGGCTGAATGCCTGCTGGCTAAGCAGTTTATGCGGAATGAAGGTGCTGGTCAGAATATTGCGTTTTACGTAAATGGCCGAGCTGTGATGTGTTGCTGCGCGGAACGTGCGCGCCAGCCCATCCAGACTAATCGGCGGCTCATACCATTGTTCGACGCGGGAGCATTCCAGATAATCCAATAATTCGCGGCGGTCCAGTACGGGGATCGGGTCGCCAAAGGTGAAGGCTTCTGCTGCCGGTGCTTGCTGGGTGGCGGTGACCACTGGCTGGGTTTTGGTTTTATGCTTACGGCTCATGAGTTAAAAAATCTCCACGATATTGGTATTAGTAGCGGTCATGCCTTCCAGCGGTTCATGGTGTAAAGCGTGCATGGTGGCCCACGCCAGATCGGCGTGGCTGGCTTCTTCACTGCGACTTGCTTCATAGGTCGGGCGGTTGCCACTGGCGGTGACGGATTTACGGATCGCCATAAACGATTGGGCTATGTCGGTGTGTCCAGCGTCGAACTCCAGACGGCGGTGGCTGATCACGTCGTAGGCTTTCAGGACCAGTTCATTTTTTACATTCGGGTTATAGACAAATTCACGCGCGGCAGGGAAGAACGCTTTCACGTTTTCATAGACCCCGTGACCGATACCGGTGGAGTCAATGCCGATATAGGTCACGTTATAGATTTCAGTCAGTTGGCGGATAGATTCTGCCTGTGCGCGGAAGTCCATGCCGCGCCATTGGAAACGCTCCAGAATACGGAACTTGCCACCGGCAACAGGTGGCGGGGCCACGACAACGCAACCGGCGCTGTCACCGTTGGCCGTTCCCTTGGCAGGGTCATAGCCAATCCAAACAGGGTTATAACCGAAGGGCCGGATCGCCAGCGGCTGCACGTCGTCCCACACTTCCCAACTGTCCACCATGCACGCCTGCAGATCGGCCAGCGGAAACACCGAGGCCAGATCGTCGATAAAGTCACACATCAACAGGTTTTGATATTCTGGCGGACTGTATTCAAGGCGCAGCTGGTCGAGGTCGAACAGGTTACAACCGCCGTTTACCGCATCTTCTACGGTGACAATCTGACGATATTGGCCATCAGGGCAGAGAACGCCGCGTGCCAGATGGTTGTGTGTCAGGTCAATGTCTACGCGGTCCGCTTTTGCGCGCCCACGGTTATACAAGGCGCCTGACCAAAACGGGTAGGCGCTGTGGGTGAGGCTGGAAGGGGTAGAAAAATAGGTCTGACGCCATTTCTTATGCAGCGCCATGCCTGATGCCACTTTGCGTAGCTCTTGGAATTTCGGTATCCAAAAATACTCATCCAGATACAGATTGCCGTGGTAGCTCTGTGCGGTGCGGGCGTTAGTACCGAGAAAGTACAGGCAGGCCCCATTGCCCAGCGTCATGGGATCGCCTTTCAATTCCACGTCCACTTCTTGGGCAAACTCGATAATGTACTGCTTAAAAACGTGCGCCTGCGCTTTACTGGCTGACAAGAAAATCTGATTGCGGCCTGTGGTCAGCGCATCCAGTAACGCTTCACGGGCAAAATAGTAGGTGGCTCCAATTTGGCGCGATTTGAGCAGGTTACGAATACGAATATCGGGATCGATACCTGCCCGATACCAATGTTTTTGATAATCAAACAGCGTTTCATGGAAGATTTGCTGCAGCTTTTCCAATTGCTCATCAGTGAACGCGTTTTTTTCAGGCTGTTTGCGTTCGCCGCTGTTTCGGCTACGGATTTTGGGATTCAGATCGGCTTCATTTCCGCCGTTGCTAAATTTACCAATACGGGCGTGGCGCTCTGACTGGCGCGCCAGCAGGTCAATTTCTTTAAAGTCTTTCCCTTCTTTCTGCTCCTTCATAACGAGCTGGCAATAGCGTGCGGCAGTAGTCAGCTGCATCTGATCCAGTGGTCCAATGTCGCCCCACTTGTCACGCTTTTTCCAACTGTGTACGGTTGCAGGCTTCTCTCCCAGCATTTCAGCAATGCGGGCGATGCGTAACCCCTGAAAGTACAGGAACATAGCCTGACGGCGGGGATCGAGGTCAGTTTTTACCGTTGTCGTATTCATGCGGCCAGATTACCGACCCAATCACGCCTGCACCGCTGCCGCTGATTGTGCCAGCGTCCCCACAATTCCCCCGCGTTGTCTCCATACCCCCATCACCGCAAACATAGTGGCTCTAATACGTTCACAAGAATGGAGCCTGACAGATGGCAACAAAATCAAAGCGTTTTCGCGTCGGGGTGGAAGGGGCGACCACTGACGGCCGCAAAATCCAGCGCGAATGGCTGACCCAGATGGCGGAAAACTATGACCCAGACGTCTATGGCGCACGGGTTAACGTTGAGCACATCAAATCCTATTCCCCCGATGGTTCATTTGGCCGTTATGGCGATGTCACCGGACTTTTTGCCGAAGAGATTGAAGACGGTGCGCTGGCTGGACGCATGGCGCTGTATGCCGAAATCGAACCCACGCCGGAGCTGGTCGCACTCAATAAGAAAAGCCAAAAGGTTTACACCTCGATGGAGGTTGATCCCGAGTTTTCAGACTTTGGCTTTGCTTACTTGGTCGGCCTTGCCGTCACTGACGATCCCGCCAGTCTTGGCACCCAGCGTCTGAGCTTTAGCGCCAGCGGTGAAAGTACGCTGGCCCAGCGTAAAGCCAACCCGCACAACCTGTTCACCGTGGCAGAAGAAACCGTGATTGAGTTCGAAGAGGTGGGGGAATCGAAGCCCAACATCTTCAACCGCGTTATGGACATCTTTAGTAAAAAGCAGGTGAGCGACGAAGCCCGCTTTAACAACGTGCATAAGGCGGTAGAGCTGTGCGCGAAGGAAACGCAGGGAACGGCGGAGCAGGTCGCCACGTTATCCGCTGAGGTTGCCAAAGTGGGCGAACTGGAAGAACGGCTGGCGGAGTACGGCCAGAAGTTGGGCGACCTGACCACACGCCTGAGTACCGAAGACGGCAATCAAAATCGCCGTCCATTCTCTGCCGGTGGCAGTCATTCCGCGTCAGAACAAACTAACTGCTAACGGAGCAACATCTGCATGAAAAAGAATACCCGCTTTGCTTTTAACGCCTTTCTAAGCCGATTGGCGGAACTCAACGGTGTGGCAATGGACGATCTGTCCGCTAAGTTCACCGTAGAGCCGACGGTGAACCAGACGCTGGAAGATGAGATCCAGCAGTCCGCCGCTTTCCTGACCTTGGTCAATGTTGTCCCTGTGCCGGAACAATCGGGCCAGCTGCTCGGTCTGGGCGTCGGGACCACTATTGCAGGCACCACCAATACCGCAGACAAAGAACGCGAACCCACCGACCCGACGGCGTTCAGTGATATTGAGTACAAGTGTGAGCAGACCAATTTCGACACCGCGCTGACTTACCCTAAATTGGACATGTGGGCTAAGTTCCAAGACTTCCAACTGCGCATCCGTAACGCCATTATCAAGCGTCAGGCACTGGACCGCATCATGATCGGGTTTAACGGCTTGAAGCGCGAAAAAACCTCTAATCGTGCGGTAAACACCATGCTGCAGGATGTGAACGTGGGTTGGCTGGAAAAGATCCGCAAAGACGCACCGGCGCACGTCATGGCGGGCGTGACGGGCGAAGATGGCAGCGTGAAGAATGTCATCAATGTAGGTAAAGGTGGCGCCTATGCCAATCTTGATGCGCTGGTGATGAACGCCGTTGATGAGATTATCGATCCGGTTTATCAGGATGATGATGGTCTGGTGGTGATTTGTGGCCGTGCTCTGCTTGCTGACAAGTATTTCCCGCTGGTCAACAAAGAGCAGGAAAACAGTGAAGCGCTAGCCGCGGATATGATCATTAGCCAGAAACGCATGGGCGGTCTGCAAGCGGTACGTGCGCCGTACTTCCCGCCGAATGCGTTGATGATCACCCGACTCGATAACCTGTCTATCTATTGGCAAGAAGACACCCGCCGCCGCTCGGTGATTGATAACCCAAAACGTGACCGCATCGAAAACCTTGAATCGGTCAACGAAGCCTATGTGGTAGAGGATTACCGCTGCGTGGCGCTGATTGAAAATATCGTGATGGGGCCGGTGGAAGCGCCAGCACCCAGCGCCGCAATGATGTCTGCTGATGTTCAAAGCGTCGAGGGCGTTGATTCCGCAAAGTTGGCTGATGCCATCATGCTGCTGGCGGAAAAATTGGGTAGTGATAAAGGCGACGCGGTGACCGGTGACGCTGTTCAAGAAGCAGCCTTACAGCCAGCGGGAAGCCAACCGGAAGAGCCAATCCCAACCGACAAAGCCACAAAGTCTGACGGCAAGAAGGCGTAAATCATGTTGAGTCCTGCACGGCGACATGTGATGCGCGTTCAGGCTGAGGAGTCCGCCCAGTTGGGCGGCTCCACGCTCCGCAATTTATCAGCCTATAACCAGATGTTGCTCAAACTCGAAGAGGACAAGCGCCAGTTAAAACGGGTGCAGTCCACCATGCGCAAGGCCGAAATTAAACGCGAACTTTTACCCTACTACCAACCTTGGGTGGCGGGCGCGTTGAAGAGCGGAAAAGGGGCGCAGGATGATGTGCTAATGAACGTCATGATCTGGCGGGTGGATGCCGGTGATTTTAGTGGCGCATTAGACATTGCCGAGTATGCCCTTAAACACGGTTTGGTGATGCCATCGCTCTATAACCGACAAACGGCGTGCGCCGTGGCCGAAGAAATCGCTGACGCCATGACAAAAAACTATGCCGCCAAGCAGCCGGTGGACGTCGCACTTATCCAGCGCACGCTGGAAATCACAGACGTGCATGACATGCCCGACCAAGTCCGCGCCAAACTTCACAAAATTCTGGCCTATGGCCTACGCGACAACAATCAGCCGGTGTTGGCTTATCACCATATCAGTCAGGCGTTCCTGTTCGATAAGAACTGTGGCGTGAAAAAGGATATGGAACAACTGGAGCGGATTGCCCGCCAAGCCAACAACGGATAACCGAACGTGCCCACGCGCGAGGCGGCACGGGATGGCGACAGGCGATAGCCTCATCAAAATCCCGTCCACCGCCTACCCATTCAGAGGACAACAGCATGGATTTTGTTTCACCGGAAAACCCAGACGGTAAGGCGGGGATTATCACCAATACCCCGTTTTGGCCGGATGTCGATCTGGAGCATTACCGGTTAGCCATGCGCACTGACGGTGTCGTGACTAATGAGCGGCTGAAAGAAGCGGTACTGTCTGCCATCTGTGAAACCAACGCCGAGCTGGCTTTATACAAAGAACGCCAGCAGCTATTGGGTTTTGCCAATTTGGTGGATGTACCCGCGGCGACCATTGGCGGATTTAGTGAACTTACGTACTGGTATCGGCGCGCGGTGTATTGCCGCACCAAGGCCAATTTAACCGAGCGTTATCCCGATATTGACACCACTAAATCAGGCAGCAAACGCGCCGAAGACATGGTGTCTAGCGTCGATGAGCTTTGGCGAGATGCACAGTGGGCGGTCCAGCGCCTGCAGGGTAAGGCCCACATCACGGTGGAGCTTATCTAATGCGTGTACGAGCCATGCAATACGACACGGTGGATGCGGTGTGTTGGCGGTACTACGGGCGCACGCAGGGCATGACGGAAATTGTGCTGGCTGCAAATCCGCAACTTGCCGAGGTCGGGCCTTTTTTACCCCACGGGATGGAGATCGAACTGCCGGATGTGGTGTCCGTGCCGACGACGCAAACCGTGCAGCTATGGGACTAACAGATGGAAAAAATCACCACGTTTATTTCCTATTGCCTCGCGGTGTTTTTGGCATGGCTCGGCGGGCTGAATGTGCAAGAGGTGGCCTTTCTGTCCGGTACGGTGTTGGGGTTTGGCACCTTCTTTGTCAATTGGTACTACCGGCGCAAAACCTTTCAGCTTTTCAAAGATAAGACCGACGCACTGAGTAAGGATATTTATGAACAGCTCAACCGTTAAACGCTGCGCCGTGGGAGCCATTCTGGCACTGGTTGCTTTGGTATCTGGCTCCCAGAATTTGAAGGTGTCAGACGATGGTTTGCGGCTGATTGCCGATTTTGAAGGGTGCCGCCTGACGCCATATCAGTGCAGCGCCGGTGTGTGGACCAATGGCATTGGACACACGGCGGGCGTGACCGCAAAGAGCGCTATCACCGAACGGCAGGCGGCGGAAAATCTGGTGGCCGACGTTGCCAAAACTGAAAGGGCGATTGACCGTTGTATGGCGGTCAACATGCCCCAGCCGGTCTATGACGCCGTGGTGAGTTTTGGCTTTAACGTTGGCACCGCAGCCGCGTGTCGTTCAACGCTGGCGTATTTCATTAACGGACGAGACTGGCGGCGCGCCTGTGCTCAGTTACCGCGCTGGGTCTACGTTAACGGGGTTAAAAATAAAGGGCTAGAGAACCGCCGCGCGCGGGAGCTGGCGCACTGTATGAAAGGAGTCAGGTGATGCGCGTACTGATGGTGATTGCGTCGGTATTGCTGGGCGCGTTGCTGTTCCAATCGTGGCGGCTGGATAGGGCGCACAATACGGTCAGCCAGCAGGGAAAAGATCTCAAACAGGCACAGCAAAGCGTGGCAGATAAAAACAATCAACTGATGGCCATCAACGTGATGGCGCAAGCGAATGATCGCTATCAGGTAAGGTTGCAGCAACAGGCCGAGGCATTGAGCGCCGCACTGAAAACCAAAGACAAGCGGATTAAGGAACTCATCAATGAAAATGCGGAACTTAAAAGCTGGGCTGACACTCCTTTGCCTGCTGACATTAGCCGGTTGCAACAGCGACCCGCCATTGTCGGGGCCGCAGGTTATCACGCTTACCTGTCCGACAGTGACGCGCTGCCAGCTACCCGCCAGAGCGCCAAAGACTAACGGTGATTTGCGTGACGATGGTGATGCGGCAGAGGCTGCTTGGGCTGTCTGTGCCGCTAAGGTTGATATGATTGTGGACTGTCAGGAAAACCACCATGAAAAAGCCTGAGTCTTTACGGCAGACGCTGAATAAGTCAGTGCCGTTTATTGCGAATAATCCTGAGTGCCTGAGTATTTTTATTGATAGCGGCAGAGTTGTTTCAACGTTGGCCACGTCGTTGTCGTTTGAATATCGCTATACGCTGAACGTCATTGTTATGAACTTTGCCGGTGACCAAAACCTGCTGATGGCCCCGATATTGGGATGGTTAACCCAGAATCAGCCGGATATTTTGGCTAACCCAGAACGCCGTGAAGAGGGTTTTACCTTTGAGGCGGATATTCTCAATAACACAACCAGTGACATCAGTATTGATCTCAAACTGACCGAGCGGGTGATCATCAAAGAGGTAAGCGGCCAAATGGTCGTCGAGGCCGTCAGTGAACCAAACCCAGCAGATCCTGACGAGTGGGGCTGGCAATGAGTGATTTTATTCAGTTAGAAGACTGGATGCTGGGGCTGCTGGAGAAATTCACTCCCGCACAGCGCCGCAAGTTGACCCAGCAATGGGCGCGCACGTTGCGCCAGTCTCAACAAAAGCGTATCCAACAGCAGCTTAACCCCGACGGTTCACCCTATGAGGCACGTAAGCCGCAAAAACGTGACAAAAAAGGGCGAGTTAAACGCAAGATGTTTCGCAAAATCCGCACGGCGCGCTATTTGAAAACCAAAGCCGCCCCCGATATGGCTGAGGTAAGTTTTAGTAATAACCGCATAGAGAAGATAGCCGCCACGCATCAGTTAGGTCTACGTGAAAGACTTGGTAAGCGTGGCCCTGTGGTTAAATATCCACAACGCAAGCTACTTGGTATGACGGAAATGGATATTGAGCGCGTAGGTGATGAATTAATTAACTACCTAAGCGAACATTAAACCTGTGACTCTCATTGTGCTGTAAATCAAACAATCCCCCAGTAATGCACGCGCCATCGTCCTGATGGCACGCTATTCCTATGAATACAGAACTCAATGAACTCCTGCGTTTGCTGCGCAACATGATCCGCACCGGCTGCATTATTGAAGTTGATGCAGATAAATGGCTGTGCCGTGTGGCTACTGGAGAAAACCAAACTGGCTGGATACCGTGGCTGACGATGCGCGCGGGAGCTGCGCGCACATGGTGGAAACCCTCAATCGGGGAGCAGGTGCTATTGCTTGCCATTGGGGGCGAATTGACCACAGCTTTTGCGCTACCTGCTATCTATTCCGATGAAAATCCGCCGCCGTCCCAATCTGAAAATGCATTGGTGGTGACGTTCCCTGATGGTGCCCGTTTTGAGTACGAACCTGAAAGCGGCCATCTTTCCATTTCAGCCATTAAAAGCATGGATGTTACTGCTGCTGACAGTATGGCGCTAACAACCAAAAAACTCACAATTCAGGCCAGCGAAACGGTTATTAAAGGGAAAGTTACCCAGACCGGTGGCGATATGTCGTCCAATGGTGTTGTGGTGCATGCCCATGTGCATTCAGGCGTTAAAAGTGGTGGAAGTAATACTGGGGGGCCAGCATGAAATATCTGGGTATGGATCAGTTAACCGGCAAACGTATTACGGAGTTAGAACATGTGCGGCAATCAATACGGGATATTCTTTTGACACCTGTAGGTTCCCGTGTTGCACGCCGTGAATATGGCTCGTTATTACCGGAGTTAATCGACTGGCCGCAAAATGACGCGGTTAAACTGCAGGTAATGGCGGCAAGTTATACCGCCATTAGTCGCTGGGAGCCACGTATACAACTCCAGAGTATCCAGATTAATACGGGCATGGATGGCGCAATGACCGTTGAATTATCTGGGGTACGAACAGATGGCAATCCTGCCAGCCTATCTGTTCCATTGGGAGGGCATTACTAATGGCGTCAGTTGATTTATCACAGCTGCCTGTGCCTGATGTGGTTGAAGTCCTCGATCTTGAAACCCTACTTAGTGAGCGCAAAAACTATCTGGTTTCGCTGTATCCCGAAAACGAGCAGGATGCAGTGCGACGAACATTGCAGTTGGAATCCGAGCCGATTGTGAAACTCTTAGAGGAAAATGCCTACCGTGAACTGTTGCTGCGTCAGCGTGTCAACGAGGCCGCGCAGGCGGTCATGGTGGCGTATGCGCTCGGCAGTGATTTGGACCAACTAGCAGCCAATAATGATGTGACACGGTTAGTGGCAACGCCTGCAGATACTAATGCAGTCCCACCGATTGAAGCCGTGATGGAGGACGATGCCGATTTGCGCGGGCGTATTCCCGCCGCTTTTGAAGGGCTATCGGTTGCGGGTCCAACTGGGGCTTATGAGTTCCACGCACAAAGTGCAGATGGACGTGTGGCAGATGCTAGCGCCATCAGTCCATCACCGGCGCAAGTTACGGTCACTGTTCTTGCACGTGCGGGCAATGGAGAGGCTGACGGGGATCTTATTGCAGAGGTTGAGGCCGCGCTGAATGATGAGAAAGTGCGTCCGGTGGCTGACCGTGTCACGGTGCAATCTGCGCAAATTGTTCCCTATAAAATCAATGCATCCCTATATGTCTATCCGGGTCCAGAAACGGAACCCATTCTGGCGGCGGCAAAGGCTCGCTTACAAAACTACATCAGTGCCCAGCGCCGTCTGGGGCGAGACATTCGGTCTTCTGCTCTGTATGCCGCATTACATGTCGAAGGTGTCCAGCGTGTAGATCTCATAGAACCGGTTCGGGATGTGGTTCTGGATAAAACACAGGCGGCGTATTGCACTGACTGGCAGGTGACACTGGGGGGCACGGATGAATGAGCCTAGCCTGCTGCCGTCGGGATCTTCTACGTTGGAGCGTCGGCTGGCGAGAACCTGTAAGGGGGTTAGCGATTTGCAGGTGCCACTGCGTGATCTGTGGAACCCTGATACCTGCCCATTGAAGTTTCTTCCCTATCTAGCGTGGTCACGTTCTGTTGATCGCTGGGATGAGAGTTGGCCAGAGTCGGTCAAACGTCAGGTGGTACGCGATGCGTTTTATATCCACAAACATAAGGGAACTATCAGTGCTATCCGTCGTGTAGTTGAGCCGTTCGGTTTTCTGATCAGGGTTGTTGAATGGTGGAAGACGAATGAAGCAGCGGGCACGTTTCGGTTAGAAATCGGCGTGCAGGAGAACGGCATTACAGAGGAAACGTATCAGGAGTTAGAGCGCCTGATTGCAGATGCTAAACCCTGTAGTCGCCATTTGGTTGGTATGTCTATCAATCTACAGGTGCAAGGTATTGCGGCCATTGGTGCTGCTTGTTATCTGGGGGATGCCCTGACCGTGTACCCCTATTTACCTGAAAGTATTAGCGTAGGCGGTGAGTCATTCACCGGCGGCGCTGTTCATCTTATTGACTCAATCGAGGTTTCTTATGGCAGCTAAATTTTTTGCATTGTTGACCAATTTGGGGGCAGCTAAGTTGGCAAACGCGACTGCATTGGGCACAAAATTGGAGATTACCCAGATGGCTGTTGGGGATGGTGGCGGTGCTTTGCCCATACCAGACCCAGCCCAGCAGGCGCTAAAAGGAGAAAAGCGCCGCGCGGCTATTAATCTCATCACTATTGACCCACTTAATACTAATCAGATTATTACTGAACAGGTGATCCCCGAAAATGAGGGGGGATGGTGGATACGTGAAATTGGCTTATTTGATAAAGACGGCACGCTGATAGCTATTGCGAACTGCCCTGAAACGTACAAACCGCTACTGCAGGAAGGCAGTGGGCGCACGCAAACCATTCGTGTGATTTTGATTGTCAGCAGCACGGAATCTGTTTCCCTGAAAATTGATCCGTCTGTGGTATTGGCAACGCGAAAATATGTGGACGATGCGGTGATCGAGGTTCGCCAGTATGCCGATGGTTTGATGATGGCTCATGAGGCGGATAAAAACCCGCATAGCCAGTACCTGCAGATAGCGAATGCATTGAAAGAAATCAAAGACGCAAATTTGGTTGCGAAGGTTCTCGAAAACCTTGGTTTGGGAGAAGCGGCAAAGAGATAGGTTTTATTAACCAGTACCGGATATAGTTTTTTCTATCATTTCATATTTTCAATTCCAACGGTTATTCTGCAATACTATCAATGCAATATGCGTGGTGCTGAGCAATATCCAAATGATGCATGTAATTGCTGTGCTAGTAATGGCGCATAGATGTGTTCTGTAACTGATTAGACATTAGAACCAAAAACGGCAAGTAAAAAAAGAAGCTCTAAACGCAGCGTTGGTGCAGGTGAAAAACAACTACCAGATATGTCATTTTGGGTAAGGTGGGGAAATGATAGAGATGGAGGATTTAAGTTACCTAATGGGATGAACTATCAATATGGTACATCGAGCGCAACAAATGCCTCAAATCCAATCGCAGTTATTAACTTTCCTATTCAATTTCCTAAGAATGTCATTCTTGTAAACGAGCATGATACTGGGGCGGTAATGGGTATCAAAAATTTCCCAGCGGAATCATTATGCAGTATGGAACCTGTCAAGTATCACCGGCCCCAATAACATCAACAATAGATGTTTTTTTTCCTATCCAATTTCCAAGTGCCGCGCGAACTATCGTGGCACTATTTAGTACCGAAGGACCAGCAGATCGTTTTGTTGGATATAACACTGGATTAACTAATGCAGTTAAATTGGTACTAACTTATGTAAGTCCTACAGCCAATACAATTTCGTGGGTTGCCATCGGTTATTGATATTGATTTGTATAGAGTCTGGTACAACGCATTAGGCGTGATTAGGTTCACTTGCTTGGTACTCTCACTGAATCATTTTAAAGTCGGAGGTTAGTATGAAAACATGGTTTAGCCCAAGCACAGTGGCTTTTTATCCAGATAGCCTAAAAGAAAGTTATAAAGCTGCAGGTTCATTTCCCGATGATGTCACTGAGGTGAGTGAGGAAGCCTTTGCGGAGTTTTCAGGAACCCCACCAGAAGGAAAGCAACGCGGCGTAGACAAGGGCCTGCCTTGTTGGGTTGACTTACCGGCGACAGTTGTCACGCTAGATCAACAGAAGTCCCTTGCCCGTTCATATCGTGATGCTTTTATCGCTTCCACGGACCGCCTTTTGGTGGCTGATTATTCGATTGGTGATAATCAAATGACTGAAAGCCAAAGAGCTGAACTTATTGCTATTAGAGAAACATTTAAGAAATGGCCATTAGTTGAAGAATGGCCATTTGTTGAATTACCAGATATACCGCAATGGTTACTGATTGAAGCGGTTAACAATGGTTATATTGCATATGATTGGCCCCTCAGAAATAATCTAAAATAAAGCCCGTAAGGGCTTTTTTAATATCCAATAGCTAGGCACATGCATGATTCTTGTGCATTTCTGTTATTTCTTACTTTCGCCCCGTTTTGGTTCTAATGTCATAACACTCCCCCAGCTAATTACACCGACACTTCCATTCGCCCCGATGACGTCAGTTCACCAACAAAACCATAAGAGCAGCATTAGGGAAAGGAATGGGATAATTTGCTAGAGCAACGCCGTCACTATCCGCTGCTGAAGAATTATAGAACTGCATAATAGTGCCTGTTGGAAGCATCTGAACCAGATATGAATTATTGCGAATAGAATAAAAGCTATTCATCGCGGAAGCTGGTTTACTCCAACGCCTACATCTCTTTTTGCCGCTTCTCCCAAACCAACGTTTAAAAGAAGATCGATATGTTATCTGTTTGAACTTAATGGCAAACTCACGCGCTTTTACTGGTGGGAAAATACCATGCTTATCGGTTACGTCAGGGTGTCAACAAATGACCAAAACACAGACTTACAGCGAAATGCACTAGTTAGTGCGAATTGTGAACAGATATTTGATGAGAAAATAAGCGGGAAGGCAACCAGTCGCCCACAGCTGAAAAAAGCTATACGCAATTTGAGAGAGGGCGATACGTTAGTGGTTTGGAAGTTAGACCGGTTGGGGCGAAGTGTCCGAAACCTAGTAATGTTGATCGATGAGATTAAAGAGCGAGGAGCGCATTTTCGTAGTTTGACGGATAGCATTGACACCAGTACCCCTATGGGCCGGTTTTTCTTTCATGTGATGGGCGCGCTGGCTGAAATGGAACGCGAATTGATCGTCGAGAGAACTCGCGCAGGGCTGGAGGCTGCACGTGAAAAAGGCCGAATTGGTGGCCGTCGGCGTATTATGACACCCGAAGTGATTAGCCGAGCACGGCGAATGATGGAGAACGGCGCAACGTTGGGGCAAGTGGCCTTGGTGTTGGACGTTTCACCAAAGACCATTTATCGTTATATCCCTGCAGATGAACAACATCGGCTACGTGCAATGGCTCCATTGTGCCAGAACTAGCACAATGCTAACGGAGTGCAGCTTTCCCCCCTCTCTTTCACCATAGCGGAACACCTGAACAGGAGATCCGCTTAATGGCTCAAGATTATCACCACGGTGTACGTGTCCAAGAAATTAACGAAGGCACGCGCACCATAACTACTGTCAGTACGGCCATCATTGGGATGGTTTGCACCGGCGACGATGCGGATAAAACCGCTTTCCCACTCAATAAACCCGTGCTTATCACCGACGTATTAACCGCGATAGGTAAAGCAGGCACCACCGGATCTCTGGCGCAATCCTTGGATGCAATTGCTGACCAGTGTAAGCCGGTTGTGGTTGTGGTTCGTGTAGAGCAGGGAGAAACCGAAGCGGAAACCACGACCAATATTATTGGCTCGGTCACCGCAGAGGGCAAGAAAACAGGACTAAAAGCGCTATTGGCCGCGCAGGCTCAACTGGGTGTAAAACCGCGCATTTTAGGTGTTCCTGCGCATGACACGCAGGCTGTCGCTACCGAGCTAGCTTCAATTGCCCAGCAGCTGCGTGGCTTTGCTTATGTGAGCGCCTATGGCTGCAAAACCATTGAGGAAGTGATCGCCTATCGTGAGAATTTCAGCCAACGCGAGCTGATGCTGATTTGGCCTGACTTTATCAACTGGGACACGGTGACCAATGCAGATGGCATTGCGTATGCCACCGCGCGTGCATTGGGTCTGCGAGCCAAGATTGATGAAGATACCGGCTGGCATAAATCCCTGTCTAACGTTGGCGTGAACGGTGTTACCGGTTTGTCAGCTGATGTCTATTGGGATTTACAGGACTCTGCCACCGATGCCGGATTACTCAACCAGAACGACATCACCACGCTTATTCGCAAAGACGGTTTTCGTTTTTGGGGTTCCCGCTGCTGCTCGGACGATCCGCTGTTTGCCTTTGAATGTTATACCCGCACCGCGCAGGTATTAGCTGACACGATGGCCGAAGCGCATATGTGGGCGATTGATAAGCCGCTGACACCGTCACTGGTGCGCGACATTATCGAAGGCATTAACGCCAAACTGCGTGAAATGGTTTCAGGCGGCTATCTGCTGGGCGGGCGTTGTTATTTGGATGCGGATAGTAATACCAAAGACACGTTGAAGGCGGGCAAGTTGTTGCTGGATTACGACTACACCCCCGTCCCGCCGCTGGAAAACCTTCTGTTACGCCAGCGTATTACCGATTCGTATCTGATGAATTTTGCTTCACAGGTTTAAGGCTAAGGGGAACGATAAATGGCATTACCTCGCAAGTTTAAGTATCTGAACATGTTCAGCGATGGCATCAACTGGATGGGGATCGTGGAGTCCTTCACCCTGCCAAAACTGACCCGTAAGTTTGAAAAATACCGTGGCGGTGGCATGAACGGCTCGGCGGATATTGATCTGGGTCTGGATGATGGGGCGTTGGAGTGTGAATTTACGCTGGGCGGCACGGAGTCGCTGCTATTTCAACAATGGGGTGCGGCAAAGGCGGACGCAGTGATGCTGCGTTTTACCGGCTCCATTCAGCGCGACGATTCCGGCGAAGTGCAGGCCGTCGAAGTGGTGGTGCGTGGGCGCCACAAAGAAATTGACGGCGGTGATACCAAGCAGGGCGACAGTTCAACCACCAAAGTCAGTTTTTCACCGACGTATTACAAATTGACGATTAACGGCGAAGAGCTGATCGAAGTTGACACCATCAACATGATTGAGCGCGCAAACGGCGTTGATTTGCTTGAAGCACACCGCACGGCCATTGGCCTGTAATTCTCATTTTATGCGCGGTTAGCGCCGCGCTTATTTCATTAAGTAGGTATCACTATGACAACGAAGAAGAAAAACGACGCGGCACCACCTGTAACCGTAGATATTACCACCGACGAAGTGACCGAAAAAACCGTGGATTTAGATACGCCCATTCAGCGCGGTAATACCACTATCACGCAGATTGTGGTGCGCAAACCGCAGTCGGGTGCATTGCGCGGTTGCCGCCTGCAAGCGCTGATGGAAATGGATGTGGACAACATGACGCTGGTTTTACCGCGTGTAACAACGCCAGCGCTCACACGTGCCGAAGTCCTGATGCTCGATCCGGCGGACTTAATCACCTTGAGCACGGAGGTGGTGCTTTTTTTGCTGCCGAATCGGGTGAAGTCCGATATCCCGACAGCTTAATGGTGGAAGATTTGGTGGCGGACGTTGCCACCATTTTCCACTGGTCACCTGCCGTCACTGACAGTATGTCACTGCCTGAACTGCTGGAGTGGCGGCACCGAGCCATTTTACGCAGTGGTGCTAGTGATGAGTGATAAGAATTTGCGGCTGCAGGTGGTCCTCAATGCCGTTGATAAACTAACCCGACCTTTCAAAATGGCACAGGCCAGCACGCGAACGCTGGCCCAAGATGTCAAAAACTCCCGCGATGCACTCAAACGGCTTGATGAAGCCGGTCAAAAACTCACGTCATTTAATGCGCTATCTAATGCTGTTCGTCAGACAGGCAACGAACTAGAGCAAGCCAAGTTAAAAGCGCAAATGATGACCCGTGAGCTGTCACAGCTTCAAAACCCAACCAAGAAACAGACGCAGGCATTAGAGGCACAATGGCGCGCCGTTAATAAGCTGGAGACTATGCAGCGTGAAAGCGTGGCTCAAATGGGGAAAGCGCGTGCTGAACTTTATCGCATGGGTATTTCGGCCAAAAGTGGTGAACAAGCCACGGCGCGGATCACGTCTGAAACTGAACGCTACAATGCAAAGCTAAAAGAACAGGAACGGCTGCTAAAACGCGCCGGAGAACAACAGCGCAAACTCTCAGCAGCTAAGGCCCAATACGGTAAAACGCTGGAGATGCGCAACCGGATTGCCGGTGCGGGAGCAACATCGACGGCGGCAGGGTTAGCCATTGGTGCGCCGGTTCTTGGGGCGGTAAAAAGTTACAGCCAGATAGAGGACGCCATGAAAGGCGTTGCCAAGCAGGTCAATGCTCTACTGGATGATAAGGGCGGACGCACTGCGCAGTATTACGAGCTGCAAAAAGACATCCAGCGCCTAAGTGAAACGCTGCCAATGGCGAACGGTGCAGCTGATATTGCTGCGTTGGTGGAAGGTGGTGCGCGTATGGGGGTGACGAACGATAGCGACCCGTGGGCGAAGCAGAAAAAAGACCTATTAAACTTTGCTGCTGTATCGGCAAAGGCATCCAAAGCCTTTGAAATGCCCGCCGACCAGTTAGCGGAAGATCTCGGCAAGATTGCGTTTCTGTACAAAATCCCTATTAGCAATTTGGAAGAGCTGGGCGACACGCTCAACTATCTGGACGATAACGCGCAATCCAAAGGGGCGGACATCATCAACGTGATGCAGCGCATGGGCGATATTGCCGACAAGATGGATTACAAGCAGGCGGCAGCGTTGGGATCTACATTCCTTTCCCTTGGTGCAGCGCCAGAGGTAGCAGCGTCAGCGAGTAAGGCGATGGTGCGTGAATTGGGGATCGCCTCCATGCAGGGCAAGCGCTTTATTCAGGGAATGAACACGCTGGGCCTGAATGCGAATAAATTGGAAAAAGGCATTGCCAATAATGCGGTGGCGACCATTCAGGATGTGTTGGGGCGCATCAAGGGATTGTCCAAAGAGAAGCAACTGAGTGTTATGACGCAGCTGTTTGGCAAAGAGTTTGGCGACGATGCGCAAAAGCTAGGGCTTAACATTGATGAATTTATCCGCCAGCTCGGGCTAACGCAGAAAGCAGGGGCCAAAGGTTCAATGCAGCGCGAGTCTGACATTGATAAAAACTCCCTCTCTTCCCAATACCTGCTACTGCAAACCGGCGTCAAAAATACCTTTGCTTCACAGGGAGAAACGCTACGTGAACCCTTGCTGGAAGTGATCGAACTGGCTAAACGTGCCACCGGTGCTTTTCGTCGTTTTGTTGAGGAAAATCCGAGGTTGGCTGGAGGGTTAGTGAAAGCCGCCGCGGGTGTTGCCTTGCTGTTGGCTGGATTTGGTGGGCTTGCTATTACGCTAGCGGGATTGTTAGGGCCTTATGCTGTCGTCCGTTTTGCTCTTTCAATGATGGGCGCTAAAACATTGCCCTCAGTTGCCGCCGCCGTTACTCGAACAGGTGGCGTGTTGTCATGGTTGGCGAGTGCGCCGCTCTCGATACTGCGCCGTGGTTTAGCTTCATCAGGTAGCAGTGTGGGGTTGTTAAATAGCCCGCTGAATGCATTGCGCCGTTCAGCAGGATTGGCAGGGAATGCATTGAAAGCAATAGCAGGCGCACCATTAGCGATCTTTAAAGCTGGCTTGTCGGGTGTGCGTGGCGTAATCGGTATGGTGATGAACCCGCTAGGTGCTTTGCGTGGTGGCTTGGGAGCGCTGGGTGGTGTACTGCGTTTTCTCATATCTGGCCCGATAGCTATGCTCCGAATTGCGCTCTATGGCATTTCCGGTCTGCTCGGTTTTCTCCTAAGCCCTATAGGTTTGGTTGTTGCTGCCTTGGCCGGTGTGGCGTTAGTAATCTGGAAATACTGGGGGCCGATTAAGGCATTTCTTGGCGGTGTTGTTGATGGCTTTAGCGCTGCTGCTGCGCCTATTAGTGAGGCATTTACGCCCCTAAAGCCAGTGTTTCAGTGGATTGGTGACAAAGTACAGGCGTTATGGGGGTGGTTTACAGATCTACTTTCACCAGTTAAATCGACGGCTGCAGAGTTGCAAAGTGCGGCATCTATGGGGCAGCAGTTTGGTAAAGCGCTGGCCGATGGGCTTTCTATGGTCATGCATCCTCTGGAATCACTAAAGTCTGGTGTCTCATGGTTGCTGGAAAAGTTGGGTATTGTTGGTAAAGAGGCCGCAAAAGCTAAGTTACCCGATCATATCGTGCGCCAACAAACAGCCTCGGTGGGTATTGATGGAAAGGTGCAGCTGCCAGCCGGTGGATCTCCCTATATGGGATTTGCTGGAATGTTTGATAGTGGTGGCATCATACCCGCAGGCCAATTTGGCATTGTTGGAGAACGAGGGCCAGAGCTAGTTAATGGTCCCGCGCGCGTGACAGGACGAAAGCAAACGGCGGTCATGGCCGCAGTAGCGGCGATGAAAATAAACAGTGCTATTCCTGCTGTGCCTGAACCGTATGGGCAAGAGCCTGAGAAAAAACGCTTATCTCCAGTTGTGGCCGCAGTGGCCGCGCTGGGAATGAGTGCCGCAGTGCCAGCAATGGCAGCACCTTTGCACCCGTTTAGCTTACCGGCGGCGGAGTATCGGTCCGCACCAGCAAGCACATCGAATGCAGGGAGCACATCGGAAGGTGTAAACAATCGCACCGAGATCCATATTCATGCTGCACCAAGCCAATCGCCGCAAGATATTGCGCGCATGGTGATGCAGGCAATGGATGAGCGAGATCGTAAACAACAGGCGCGTGCGCGCAGTGGATTTAGTGACAGGGGGATTTTCTGATGATGCTGACGCTGGGATTATTTGTATTCATGTTGCAAACGGTGCCTTATCAGGAGCTACAGCTGCAAAAGGCGTGGCGTCACGCCACGAATAGCCGTGTGGGTCTACGCCCCTCATCGCAGTTTTTGGGGCCGGATACTGACACGGTGACCCTGACGGGGCAGCTTTTCCCCGCCTTAACCGGTGGGCGGCTCTCAATGCTTACACTTGAGATGATGGCGGAAACCGGCAAGGCGTGGTCTTTGCTGGATGGTGCGGGAACGATTTATGGCATGTTCGTGATCGAGAGTATTAACCAAACGAAAAAGGTTTTCTTTCGTGACGGCTCGGCGCGCCAGATTGAGTTCACCATTACGTTAAAGCGCGTGGATGAATCACTGGCTGAAATGTTTGGCGATCTGGGTGACCAGCTCAATCAGATGAAGGACAGTGCAACGGATGCACTAAGCGGGATGTTGTCATGATCGCACCAGACTGGGTAAGCGGGCAGGATAATGCACCCGCATTTAGTTTGAAGATGGACGGTGATGACATTACGGCAAAGATTGAAAAGCGCCTGATGTCGCTGACGTTAACAGATAACCGTGGCTTTGAAGCTGACCAGTTGGATATTGAGCTGGATGATACCGACGGCGCGCTAGCGTTACCGCGCCGTGGTGTTGGATTAACGCTCTCTCTTGGATGGAAAGGCAAACCGTTAACCCCTAAAGGCTTATTTGTGGTGGATGAGATTGAGCATTCCGGTGCGCCGGATAAGCTGACCCTGCGTGCGCGTAGTGCCGACTTTCGAGACACCCTAAATATCCAACGCGAGGCCTCGTACCACGACAAAACGCTGGGCGACATCGTGACGACCATTGCCAAGCGCAACAAGCTGGACGTGGCATTGGATAGCACGCTGGAGAGGGTAAAAATCTCCCATATCGATCAAACCAATGAATCAGACGGCAGTTTTTTGACGCGGTTGGCAAAACAAGAAGGCGCTGTGGCCTCGGTGAAAGGGGGAAAGTTGCTGTTTATTCGCCAAGGACAGGGCAGAACGGCCAGCGGAAAACCTATCCCTGCAGTCACTATCGTGCGCGGTGATGGTGACCAACACCGCTTTGGATTGGCTGATCGTGGAGCTTATACCGGCGTCACGGCGAGCTGGTTAAATACGCGAGAGCCAAAGAAAAAAGAGCAGGTAGCGGTCAAGCGTAAACGCAAGACGAAAAGCAAGGCGAAACCCAAGGAGCCGGAGGCTAAGCAAGGGGATTATTTGATGGGAACCGAAGGCAATGTACTGGTATTGGGCCACACCTATGCCAATAAGGGTAACGCTGAGCGAGCAGCCAAGGCGGCATGGCAAAAGTTGCAGCGCGGGGTGGCGACGTTTTCCATTCAGTTAGCCCGTGGCCGTGCCGAGTTATACCCAGAAATGCCGGTTAAGGTTCAGGGATTCAAGAAGGAAATAGACGCGGCGGACTGGTTGCTAACGACGGTTACCCATTCTTTAAGCGATGGCGGCTATACAACGGCGCTAGAGCTGGAAGTGAAGATTAATGATCTTGAAATGGAATGAGGGATGCTTTACTGAATACTTTTTGTTTATAATGTTCTCAATATCGAACTCTGTGGGAGGTAAGTTATCATGATGAATTGTCCGTTGTGTGGATGTGCAGCACATACCCGCAGCAGTTTTGTTGTCACGAGTGAAACTAAAGAACGTTATAACCAATGTACGAACATCAATTGCGGCCATACGTTTATCACTCATGAAACCTTTGTTCGTTCGATCATGATTCCGGGCAAAGTGATTGAAGCGCAGGCACATGCAAAGGGGCAACAACCTAGCCTATCGTTCTAAAGCGTTAAAATTATTTTTTGAAGGGAACCGCCGCATTGGCGGTTTTTTTATATCTGGGGAGTTGTGATTTTTCTCTGCTGCCACTTTGCTGCCATTGGTCTAAAAAATCACTTTTAAGATATTGTTTTATATAGACTTAAATTTCAGGCAATAAAAAACCCGGTAGTCTTGAACCTAAGAAGGCGGGACTATCGGGCTCCTCAATATGGGGAACATCAAAGAAAAGCAGTGGCACTAATTAAGACTTTGTCGCAGGGAGAAAGTTTCAGGCAAAGTGAAAAAAATCACAGTTTTTTCCTTTTTGCCTGAATTCTAAGACTTTATTATCCGCCGATGCCGGGCCATATGATGACGATAAGCGTCCCCGCAAGCGTAAGCAGCACGTTGGCTATCGCGTAAGTGCCAGCATAGCCCAGCGCTGGGATGTTGCTGCGTGAGGCATCGCTGATGATTTCCATGGCGGGAGCACAGGTTCTGGCGCCCATAATGGCACCAAACAGCAGGGCGCGGTTCATGCGGAGCACGTAGGCACCAAACAGGAAACAGATGACAACGGGCAACAAGCTGACCACCAGGCCGGAGAGCAGCATTTGCCCACCGATTTGTCCCAAGCCGTGGTTCATGCCTGCGCCTGCGCTCAGGCCAACACCTGCCATAAACACCATCAAGCCAAACTCTTTCACCATGTTCAGCGCCCCTTGCGGGATATAGCCGAAAGTAGGGTGGTTGGCACGCAGGAAACCCAGCATGATGCCGGCGAACAGCAATCCAGCGGCGTTACCGATGCCAAAGGAGAAATTGCTGAACTTGAAGGTAATCAAGCCAATCATCAAGCCAATGATAAAGAAGGCGCAGAAAGCCAAAAGATCGGTGACCTGACTATGGATGGAAATAAACCCGATGCGCTCTGCCACGCTTTTGACGCGACGCGCATCGCCGCTGACCTGCAACACATCGCCTTTGTTCAGCACGATGTTGTCATCGATAGGCATTTCAATTTGGCTGCGTATCACGCGGTTAAGGAAGCAACCGTGGTCAGTCAGTTTGATCTGGCTGAGGCGTTTACCCACTGCATTGTTGTTTTTGACCACAATTTCTTCGGTCACGATACGCATGTCCAGCAAATCGCGGTCGAAAACTTCTTTCCCATTACGGAAACTTGGATCTAAACGGGCATGAGCATCTGGGTAGCCAACCAGTGAAATCTCATCACCGACCTGTAAAACCGCATCGCCGTCTGGCGTGGCCAAAATGCCGTTACGGCGGATACGCTCAATGTAACAGCCGGTTTGGCGATAGATCCCCAGTTCGCGCAGGTTTTTGCCGTCAGCCCAAGATACTAACTCAGGGCCAACACGGTAAGCGCGAATCACCGGCAGGAAAACTTTGCGCTGCACTTCATTATCTAAACCGCGTTCACGCGCAATCTGCTGCGCCGATGTCGGCAGATCTTGATGCTGGAGTTTCGGTAAATAGCGTGCGCCAAAAATCAGGCTGACTAAACCGATGAGATAAGTCAGGGCATAGCCGAGGCTTAGGTTGTCTTGCAGATGGGGAAGGTTAGGGTTGTTAGCCAGAGTTTGGCGCAGCGTATCCCCCGCACCGACCAGCACTGGCGTAGAGGTCATTGAACCTGCCAACATCCCGGCGGTTAAACCGATATCCCAGTGGAAAAGTTTGCCAAAGCCCAGCGCCATCACTAACGCACTGCCCACCATCACGAGGGCTAGCATGAGATAGTTTTTCCCATCGCGGAAAAAAATAGAGAAGAAATTGGGACCGGCTTCCACGCCCACACAGAATATAAACAGCATAAAGCCGAGATTCAGTGCTTCCGTATTGATGGCAAAATGTTGTTGTCCGAGGAGAAGAGAGACAACTAAAACGCCAATGGAGTTACCGAGCTGAACGGAACCCAAGCGTAATTTACCGAGGCATAGCCCCAGCGCCAAGACAACGAACAACAGCAGGATGTAATTTCCTGTTAACAAACTTGCGACATCAATGTTCACGGCGAATAACTTATCGTTAACTAGCTTGCGCTTGATATGATTGACTATTGGAGATACATTCAACCATACAAAATAATAAATTTCATCTTTAACTCGGTTATCCCCAGTAATAGATGAAACCCCAATACGAACGATGTATTGGCAGCTATTTTAGACGCGACTTGTGTGTTCGGCCAACAAAAAGCCGAAACACGTGGGAATGCGTCTTTTGCACGTTATCGCGCTAGGGAATGCGTGGGCTCGCAGGACTATCTGTTTCGCCAAGGGCGGTGAAAGTGTTAGGTCTCTGTGGGTGTATTAAATATCGCTTCTAAGGAAAGAGGGATTTTTGATGACAATGTATCGGCGTTGGTTGGGCGCGATGGTTGCTTTTGTCTTGGTCAGCTTGCTCTTCATGGTATTAAAGCCGTGGGTTCACGCAGACGGCCCCAATATTGTAATGAAAGGTGAAATCAGCCTGCTTTGGTTCGTTATTCCAGGATTTATTGCGAGCTATGCTTCCGTTAGCGGCCGCATTTTTTATCCATTTCTTGGCACCTTTTGTGCCGTGCTGGTTTCAACATTGATTCACTTGTTTTATGGAACCGAGCTACGTAACGGATTACAGATGTTTGCATATGGAACCAGTGCGCTTTTCTGGTCAACTTCAGGCGCGTTTCTTTTTTGGTTTGTCGCGCTCTCTTGGCAGAAGAAGCGTTCGATTGGCGTTGAGCGCTATCGCTAGAAACACATCACATTCTGATAGATAAAAAAGGGTATCCAATTTGGATGCCCTTTTTTTCGAAGCAAAAACGATTACTGGAACAGAGCCAGATTTTCTTTGGCGTAGGCTTCAAAATCAGTGCAGCCGCCAATGTGTTTCTGATCGATGAAGATCTGTGGAACGGTTTCAACAGGTTTACCGACGGTTTTTTCCAGATCGGCCTTAGTGATACCTTCTGCGTGGATATCAATATAACGGAAGTTGAAATCATCGCGTTCTTCGGTCAGTTTTTCAGCCAACTCTTTAGCACGGACACAATACGGGCAGCCCGGACGCCCAAAAATTACTGCAAACAT